TTAACTTACTGATTTTAATAATCCTCTCATGCTGCCTTGTGTCCTTTGGGGCATCAATGGGGCAAAATCTGCCAGCTTCTGATTCAGCATTGCGATCTGCTCTGCGCTGCTGTCAGCCATCCATGCACCGTAAACATTGAACACCATCTGGGCGCTCGCATGTCCCATCTGACTGGCAATAAAACTCGGGTTTGCACCAGCAGATAAAGACCAGCACGCATAGGTATGTCGTGACTGGTACGCTTTTCTGTGTCTGATCCCCGCGCGCTTTAGTGCCGCTTCCCATGAGTCGCCTACTGAATCGACCCGGTAGATAAATCCGACCTGCTTACTGCGTCTGACCACATGCGGGTTAAAGACGAATGTACACTCATGGTTCACCGAACGGCCGTACTCACGTAACTGAACTTCAATGTGATGTTGCCTGCCCAGCCTTGTCATTTCAGCCTGATTTTTCAGAATACTGATTGCGGGCTGGATAAGATGCACCACCCGATCAGTGCTTGCCTCGGTTTTCGGTAGAGTGAACTCACCAAGTTTCGTATAATTACGCCTGACGGTAATTGTTCCCGCCTTCAGGTCGATATCTTCCCACGCCAGGGAGACCAGTTCCCCGTGACGCATTCCTGTGTACACTGCTAATGACCACAGGTTTTTCGTCTGCTGATGCCGGCATGCATCTATCAGGCGAATAAATTCATCACGAGTCAGCGGATCTGGTTCTGCCCTGGCTTTTTTCAGAGGCTTAATTCCTTCGAATGGGTTCACCTCTAAGTAACCGTGATCCGCAGCAAACTGAAACATTCCGGCTATCGTCGTCATGTAATAATTCACCGTAACAACGCTTCGCCCTTTTGCAGGGGCTTTGCCTTTCGTCGGATTTTGATAACTGGTCAGCAGGTCTTTCCTGATGTACAGCAATTCCTCTTTAGTTACCGCTGACACCAGTCGATTACCTCCGATCCTTGGCACCACATTTCTTGCGACAGACTCATAGCGATTTAATGCGTTCGCGCAGATTTCCATCCGTTTCAGATCAAGCCATTTTTCTTCAAGTTCTTTCACCGTAATTTCTTTTTTACTTACACCAAAAGCCTTGAGGTTAGGGGAGTCAGGAAACTGTGCAGCATAATCAAATGTTCCTGTGCGGATGGCAAAACATACCGATGTCCGCAGTTCTCCGGCGATCTTCCTGTTCTTAGCGGTGTCAGGGACACCGAGGCTTTCCCTGACACGCTTACCTTTAAAATTAAACCAGATGCGTAAAGTTCCACCGTGGTTTTCGACGCCTGTTGGATATATGACTTTATCCATTGATACCTCCAGACGCCCAAGAGCGATATGAGCTTACCGTTTTCATGGCATCAAATCACCCAGGCTGTTTATTTTTCATCGAAGTCACCCATGCATCGACAGCCTTTCGGTTGTACATGCACTCACTGGATGGCTTAGGGTTCCCGTCTGGTGAAACGTGGATATATTCCCGGCCAACCATCCAGCACTCTTTTCTTGCCCGGAGGATGGTACCGGGCTTGAGCCCGGTAACCGCGATAAGAACGCTTTCACAAACCCACTCGTTAGGGGATAACTGAATAACATTGTTCATATACCCACCTCACACCATATTCAGGCCACGGCAGTGGCACCACACATCAAACATACGTTTAACCACTTCACGGCAGTAGAATCCTTCCTGATCTCTTGAGAGGTCGTAGCGGTTTCCGTACCGCTGGCGCACCCATATTTCAAATGCTTTGTGCATCACTTTACCTCTACGCTGATCCCGGCGATAACACCGGCCCGTTCGATAGCTTCTTTCACCCAGCTCTTATAGGTTTCCGGATGGAATATTTCTCCCTTTCCGGTACCGCTCCAGAACGCTTTTGAACTGGCGTCGGGAAGGGTGATGGTTAACGGTTTACCAGAGGTGACATCGTTAACCACTCTTTCCCAGCGGTCGCCGGTCTGTGATTCAAGGCGCTGAATTAACTCCCCGATGCTTAATGGGGCACTCAATTGCTGGCGTAAGCGCTGGATCTCCTCCGCCATGTAGTAGCCGGTTTTGCTCCAGGTATCGACGTCATCGCCCGTCATGTCTGGTTCCATGGTCGCCATCAGAACGGAATCGTGATAGTCCTGGCTGCCATCGGTGATCGCGACAGCGTAGGTATCACTATTTTCGCGCTTATGAATAAGCACAACCGGGCTTTTAATTTTCCTCATCTCGCACCTTAGTAATTCATCAAAAACTTATATTCAATCAGCGCGCCGAAAACGACGGCCACCAGCAGCAGGCCAAACAGCATGGACAGGAGAAATGGCTTCATCGTTTAGCCTCCCGCTGTACGGTTTTGTAGGCCCGCAACATATCGCGGGATTTGCCGGACAAAACTGACTTCATGAAAAGCACGCCGCTACGGGTTGCAATGATGCCTGGCGTGCAGAGCAGGGCGGCGTCTACCACCCGGTTATGTTTACGGAATTCAAACACGGTACTGGTGATCACGATGTTCGCTGCGGCTCCGTAGTCCTGATATTGGATCTTCATACAGCACTCTCATCATTCGCGTTTACTGGTGCCTTACGCAGAACGAATCCGCCAAACTCCGTATGCTGCCAGCGCTTGCGCTTACCGCCAGGGGGAGTGGATTCTTCCAGCAGAACCTGGAAGGCGTGCATGAATGATTCACGATGCACGCACAGACCGCGAACGCCTGGTAATTGCCTGGATGGCAGGTTTGCGAACCGAACGAGGCGACGGCAGGAAGGATCGGACAGACCGGTTTC